TGGAGCATAAGCTGCCCAATTAGCCTGTATTAATTGGAAATAATAAGAAAATGTTGATATGCCCCAATTCCAGGGTTCATTACCCATCTCTAAGTTAACACCATTAGTTGGTCCAAGTATTTTAGCACACGTATATCCCTCAGAATAATTATATCCCGTTAGATCATGTTGATTGGTTCCTATTGATGGGAGATTCATCCAAAGTCTGGTATTAGGCAGTCTTGATACAACTGTTGCAAGATGCTCAGTAGGTACTACACTACCAATAGGTGTATTAAGAAAAAGAATAATATCAACTGGTATCTCAACATTTGAATTCACAGTATCAGGATCACTACCAGCATCTGTAGTGAATGGCCAACCGAAGGCTATAGTATCTGAGTTAGTAGCTGTAATACTAATATTAAGATTGAAACCTGGATAAAATGTATTAACATCTCCACGTATTGTCCATGGTATATTGTAACCTGCTTGATTAACAGGATAAACTAGAACTGTTTGTCCTGTTTTTAATCCATGACCTCCAGGTTGTGTGGTGCGCAATTCAATGATACCGGCTTTTGTATCAGCCCAATTCTGAAGTAGTACACGTCCAGCATCAGTTGCACCGAAAGGTCCATCAGCAATATTGAAATATATTCCGTAATCATCCGTTCCAGTAGGTATCCAACCCTGCGGATTATAAATTTTTGTAGATTTCCATGGTACACTTGTATCAGTTGGATCAGTGCTTAAACGTCTAGCGAATTGAAACTCAATTCCTCTTTGCCTACTTGAATTATTCCATGTAGACAGATTAGCTGACATTTTATCGGCCAACGTACTAAAATTATTTATACCTGCATATCCCCATAGCGCATCCATTCCTCTGACATCACCTGGTGTTATACCATTCAAAGTTAAATTATTAATAAAAACATCATCAGCATCATAATATAATCCATTATCTATATTACCGGGAGCCATCACCAATGGTCTGAAAACATTAGGATTATTAGGATGGACAACATGATTCAAACCATCACTTGAAGTCCAATTAATTATCACGTTAGCATAAGTAAATCCTCCTTGCCCCCATCCTAGTGTTAACGGTACTTCTATAGTAACAATATTACCATTTATAATTGGCGTAGCAGCTACACCTGCGGTGTAAATTCCTGACGCTGTAAGTGTGAATGATGTTGTCACACCTGGTGGACTATTATCAATAAATTTTATTGTCCATGGGCCTCCTTCATACATATGCGCTAAACCAGTAGCAGTTTGATAAATTAAATTAGTTATAGTGCCACCTGGAGTCCATGATACAGGATTCAAGTTAGCATCTAAAACTACATTTGAACCTTTCCATCCATCACTAGCAAGCATTTTATCCTTGCCAGTAAACATTTCACTTTCTTGATTATATGTTGGCTGTGGTGGATGCTGTCCACCTACTTTCATTGTTCTTGGAATATCGAAACCAGATAAACTAATAGCCTTTCCCTCAATCTGCCCATAATAATTAAACATTGGAGCATTTACTGCTCCAGTAACACTTCCCGCAGAAGTTACCAACCAATTATCCGGTGCTGAATAAGTTACAATATCACTGGCTATAGGTCCACTCATAACTGGTGATGCGATAGCTCCAGCTCCTGGACCATTATCAATTATTGTTATTACAGGTGGTAATAATAAATTACTTCCACCTTGAAGTACGGGAACGTTTTCAATACAATTACCAACAACACATGTAAATGTGCAACCAGTTCCACCAAGATAATCTATTGAACTATCAAATGTACCAGGATACCCAACACCACAACCCCACCAAGTACCACAGAATGGTTTTATGGCTGTAACAGCTCCGTTAACAACAGTGAAAACCATGTTAGCTGGTGATTCTGGATTACCGCCAGGCATCGGAAGAAGGAAATCACCAGTATAACCTGAACCAGGTGTTTTAATGATAACATTAACTATGCCACTGATCATTGGTAAAATATCTGAATTTATCACTACACCTTTAGCGGCTGACACAGCATCAATCGTTGCAGTAGGAGCAGTGTACCCTGTCGTTGCAGCAATTTCCATTGGAATATTTACTATTGAACCATACAACAAATCATACATACCAAATGCTAGATGAAAATTCAAATCATCCCATACAAACGTATCAGCTATAACAGGAATATTATTAACTTGAAAAGTTGCATCAGCATTTTTTGCAGTAATATTTGTGTAAGGGTACTTACCACTTGCGGCTTTAGTATCACTTGTAGTTACAAATGCTGGAACACCACCGTAACTGATAATCGGATTAATTATGACACCCATCTCAACTCCTTCTAAGAATTGCTTATAGACTCGAATTCAAATGACACACTAAAGTTATTTTTGTCTCTTTGAGTAAGTACTATCTCTGGATTGGTAACTAGAATTGTGGCCCACGTAATATTCTCATAGTCTTTAAGTTCAACAAGTGTTCCCAAATTAGCATTCAGGAAAGTAAATAATTTCTGTCCATCCAATTGAGTAAGATAATCAATAGTGTAAGAAAATGTTTGAATAAATGGTTTAGAAGCAAATGTACTGGTAGGATCAATTAATAAATCTCTTCCACGACTTTCTCTTTTAAGTATACTAAAAGTAAGTTTATATTGATTACCAAAACTAGGATTACGTAATGTTAGGAAAAGTATAGTTCCAACAGTGCTGTTAAAAATTATAACATCTTGTTGTAATACACTTACAGTTGCACCATAATTAAAATTCCATGGTCTAGGAGATGAAGATGCTCCAGCTGGACCAGTGAACCCACTCATATTTAGAGTCCTTGGCTACCTCTAGTAGGAATAACATATATTTGTACATTACTTTTAAATATTAATGTGTCAGTAATTAATACATTACTATACTTATGATTAACTTTAACTGTTTGAGTGAAAGTCAATATATCAGGTAAAAACTTGCCACTATCATAAGTGATATGATCAGAAAAGAATAAAACATTATTAAATAAAAATAATCTATCAGCAGTCTGTGTGAAATGTAAATGGTCAACGATTATTGATTCATGGACTCTTCTTATATTTTGAGTAAGAAATAACGTATTAGTAATATTTACATGTCTACGTACACCTGAAGCTGTAGCAATCTGTCGGAAATCAATAACATCATGTAAATGTCTGACATATAAACCAACATCTTGATTGATAGCATCCTTGAAAGCTAATTTATCAGGTAAACTAATTATGAATTGATTAGTAGATAAATGCTCAAGGAAAGGCAGTAAATCAGTTAATCCAATATTATATTTTGCCATAATTTAATTCTATTGATCACCAGTTGAGTACCGGTTTTGCATTATTTTTACGTGGTCGCCACATATAATGATCTTTATTAAAAAATTTATGTTTTTTGCCGTAATATAAGATAGAAGGAAATGTTTATTTCTAAGACTCTAATTTAGGAAAATTATAATGACAGAACAAAATCTTAATGGTGATCGCAAAATTAATAAAGAAGTCATCGAAAAATTTTTGAATAATTTTATTAAAGGAGAAGAAAATAAATGTTGGTTGTGGTTTGGAACACTTCATGAAGGTTATGGTAGATTCATGTGTAATGGTGAATATTATTTTGCTCATAGAGTGAGTTGCCTATATTATAATAATTTAATAAAATCGCCCTTACTTGCTTTACATATACGAGAATGTTTTAATAAGAATTGTGTAAACCCTAATCATTTATATTTAGGAACTCAAAAAGAGAATCAAGAAGATAGAAGTATAATTTACCCTGAATCTTATAATCATTGTAAAGGAGAAAGTAATGTCACACATAAATTAACTGAACAAGACATTCGTGATATTAGGTATAAAAAGAAATGTTTAAAACATAAACTTCATCAATTGGCTAAGGAATACAATATAACCGAATCATATATTGGTCTAATTGTTCAAGGTAAAGCATGGAAACATATTAAATAAGATAGTTAATTTTCTTGTTTCATTGTTTTAAGGAAAATAAAATGACTGATGTTAATAGAGACCATGAAATAAATTTCGCCATTTGGCAAATAGCTGAAAGTTATTTTATTGAAGATGATCCAAATATATGCTGGCCATGGTTAGGAGGTTTTGATAGTAGAGGAACACCTAGATTCAAGAAAAATAAGATTTATTATAAAGCACGTAGGGTAATATTATTACACCATTTAGGTTTGAAACAATCAGATTTATATCTCTTAACTAAACCTGAATGTAAATTACAAACTGAATGTTGCAATTGGAATCATATGTTTCTAGGTACACCTAAACAAAGTACTGCTTTATTAATAGATAGTCGAAGACATGATTCTCTTAATAGAAAAGGAGAAAAGCATCCTATGCATATTTTAACAGAAGAAAAAGTTCTTACTATAAGAGCTGAATATGCTGAAGGTATGTCTTACACAGAACTATCACATAAATATGAAGTAGCTTATGTACTAATAATAAAAATTATTAATAGGGAGCTATGGAATCATATTTAATAATGTTGAATATTATAAAAGAGACCAAATAAAGGTCAGCACGAGATAGAATAGGATATTTTTATCTGGTCTCCATTTGTAACAGGGATAGGACTTGCAAACAGTGCTGTCGTCCAGAGAGTCCCGGTTGTACCGCTTAGCGTATTATTCGAGGTTACGAATACTCCCTGAAGTGTTGCAGTGCCAGTTATATCGAAAGTAGCTGCCGATGCATTTGTAACTGTTTGTGCGGAACTGCTTCCAGGACCCCACGCCACTCGGTTGGTCTCACTGAAGGCAACATTCTCAATCCATCCGGTATGCGAAGCCATCGTATCCGTGGCAGCCAATGTAGTGAAGCTAGCATTATCAATAATGCCAATACACCATGAAGATTGTGATATTTGAGTAGCACTATTAAACATAACATTAAGTATCGTGTCTTTACCAATATTCGTGATACCATTAGGTACACGTTTCGCTAATAATAGTTTTCCCTTTCTCCAATGCTCATATTAAACTTTACCATCCAGTGATATTTTACCAAACGGTGTATCAATAATATTGTTATCAGGAAGGATTAAGTTACTCATTATCAGCCCTTCTTAAAGAATGTTTCGTCTATGGAACCTTTACGTATTTCACGCCTTAACTGTTCCGCTATGGTTTTACCGAAATTAGGATCACGGGATGTGTGAGTCACATTTAAATGTATATCACCAACATTTGTAGTATGGCTTTGAACACTACCTCCTGTATTATAGTATTGAGTGCTAGGTGTAAACACTTGTGGTATGAATGAAGCGATCATACCTCCTTCAGCGTGATACTCTGGGAATGTGTAAGGATCGATACCTTTATTCATGGACTCAAGTTGTGGTAGAAACTTACTCGTGTTAGCAGCATTGATTACATATTCCTTCGGTGAAAGCATAGCAGGAATAGTATCAGTACCTTTAGAATAATAACTAATGCTTTCAGGAACCATCCCACCTTTTGCAAATGCAAAAGTAGAGAAATCAATACCTGTTGCTGTAGCTACACTATCAGCTGCTCCACTAACTACACCACCAAAACTAGATGAACCATAATTACCAGTGAATCCCGCACTTGCAGCTATACCTTGAGATAATTGAGCTTCAGATCCTGGTTGAGAGAAAGATGAGTTCACGAAACCCTGTGACGATAAACCAAAATTTTGTGAAGCCTGTGCTTGAGGACTTGGTGCTCTCTGTGAAGAACCTTGAGATTTACTATCTAACTGTTTAATTAGACTCTTCGCTATACCTATCTTACTAGCTAAACTTTCAGATACAGAATTCGCACTTGATACTTTACTAGTCAAACTTGTCGATGTTGATCTCGCATCATTAATATTAGTTTGAATTTTACTATCCACATTACTAACTTTACTTAAACTACCACCTAGATTCTTATACGCAGTATTTGCGACTGTTGATTGCTCATTCAATTTATTTGATAATGTTGACGAATTAACAACATTACTATGTAATTTTTCAACAACATTATTAGCTTTACTGACATTAGTATTTAAATTATTTACGCTCCCGCTTACCTTACTTGTTATCTGATTACTGATATCATTAATATTAGGTCCATCGATAATTTGATTATCTGAATTTAAATTAAGTTGACCTAAACTAGATCCACTTTCTTCTGTACCACCTTCCTGAAAATACTTGACTAACCCACCTTTATACATCTTCCAAGGATCGATACCTTGATTTATCATTTCCAATTGAGGAAGGAACTTGAGTGATCCCTTGGTTGACACAACGAACTCATTCGGTGATAGCATAGCTGGTATGGTGTCTGTACCTTTAGGTACAAAAATATTCTTACCGCCTTCTTGAAAATATTTAACTAACCCTCCCATATACTTATTTGTAGCACTATCATCAAGAAGTCTTGTCAAATAAGATTGACCTGATGGTGTGGCAAGAAGCTCTGTTGTAGATCTACCACTGAAGAAACCATGTTTCTCTGCTTGTTTAGCCATCCAATCAGCATCATGTGTAATATTAGGAGAAAGCTTAACAGGGAAGTTAAGTGGCTCCTTCATGTGTTGCTTAAAGACCTGAGCAGTATATGGGATATCACCCAATGAAGCAGGTATTTCACTAGCTGTTATAGACGTAAGACCTTTAAAATTTGGAATCTTAGGCGATGAAACATTACCTACATCAATAACTTGTTTAGTGTGCTCCATTTCATGTCTTAACGCACCTAATCTATCTATATTTGTTACATTCTTATCTGCTAAAGTTATTCCAAGTTTATCAAAAGCTGTTATCCCTACTCTTGAAAATGGAGATTGAATCATAGCAGAATTAGAAGTGGATTGATGCGGTATAATTGTTGGAGTCTTACCTTGCCAAGTATTTAGTATTGCATTAACAGATGCAGGTGTAATCTTATCTTGTGGGTACCCTTTAGATACAGCATAATCTACAATACTTTTACGTAATTCATCAGTATGTAATTTATTAACTAAATTAATGGCTCCCATATGGTTACCAGCCATCAATTTAACTATTTCACCTGATGCATCTTTATCTTTACCAATAGAACTTTTCGCTCCCTCGATATTCCAATGCGAAATAATATTGTTCAAAACTGTGTTACTATCTGTTAAACCGCCTTCTTGATGGTAACCTAAGGCTTTACTTGAATAACTACTATCCGAAGACTCGAAAGGATTACTAAATGTTTTAGTATCTACACTACTTGCGTCAAGAAGTCTCTTAATATAAGATTGACCAGATGGTGTTGCAAGAATCTCTGTGGCACTCTTGCCTTTAAAAAGTCCATGCTTCTCCGCTTGTTGGGCTATCCAATTAGCATCATGAATAACACCCGGTGCCACTTCAACATTAGCATATATAGGTTTACCAGTGTATTGCTTAAATGATTGAGCGATATGTGCGTAATCACCTAGTACAGCAGGTATTTCAGTTGGTACATTACCCTGCTTAACATGCTCTAATTGATGTTTTAACGATCCTAACGTATCTATATTAAGTAATTTCTCTTGTGACTTTAAATTTATTTTGTTATCAATATATTGTGTTTCTAATTGATTCTTTACTATAGCTGGTGTTGATCCTGAGAAAGCCTGTGCAACATTTCTGAAAGATGCAGGAGTCACCTGACCAGTAGGATAACCTTGAGTTTGAGCAGCATCAACAAGATTTAATGTACCAAATGGTTTACCATGTAGATGGTGCTCTAGATTTGCAGCACCTTTTGGATTAGCAGCTAGTAAACTCTCAATCTTACTTGCAGATTCACTTACATCACCCTTACTACTTAACAAATTCCAATGTGAAATTAGATTGCTTATGGCTACATCTTCAGGTATTATGTTGTTTCTTACATTACCACCATCTTGATAGTAATTCTCAAAACCTACATTACTATTAGTTTTACTTAGATTTGACACATGATCTGACATATTATAATTTTCAAATGTCACACCACCTGAAGAATAATTATGACTAAAATTAGTAGGCTTACTGTAAGCAGATTTATAATTACTAATAGGATCAACAGCTAGATTCTGTAATCCTGCTACATCACTTCTATATTGTTTCTGTAAGTTAAGTTGATTACTTAAACCTTGAGCATAAGTAGGTAAACCTCCATATGAATGGTAGGAAGGATCAATACCTTGATTCATTAACGTCAACTCTTTCAAGAATTTAGTTGTACCCTTATTTGATACAACATATTCTTTCGGAGTCAACATTGCAGGTATAGTATCAGTGCCTTTAGAAATGAAAGTACTTTGATCAACCACTCCACCATCTTGATAGTATTTAGTTAATCCTCCGCCATATTTATGGGCAATACTTACGCTACTATTTTTTAGATTAAAAGAGCATTGCTCACTTGATTCCGGATTATTAAAACATTGTTGAGCAATATCTGAATAATTTTTTCCACCCTCTGAATAATAATTCTCAAACCCTCCATGAGCATGGCTTGATTCATTATAGTTCTCAAATGACACGCCCCCACTAGAATAATTCCCTAATCCTATTATTCCTCTGGTTGATTCTCCACCCATACTTTTATTAGATGTATTGCTTGCCTTCAACAAACGTGTCAGATAGGCTTGACCAGATGGAGTAGCAAGAAGCTCAGTTGTGCTCTTGCCTTCGAGGAAACCATGCTCTTTAGCTTGTTTGCTTATGAATGATGCGTCATGAGTTATGCCAGGAGCAACTGTAACTTTAGCATCTAAGGGTTTACCCATATGCTGTTGAAATATACTCGTTGTATGTATTATATCTCCAAGTGAAGCAGGAATCTCAGCAGTTGGTTGATAAATTTGTTTTAAGAAATCACTATCTATATCACTAACAGTTGTTTGTTGTTTAGAATGCTCTAATTCATGCCTTAATGTGCCTAATTTATCTAAACTAACTTTTGAAACTTCTTTATTTAATTTAATTATGTTACTTGATTCACTATAAGTTGAAACATTTTGATTCCTAAGTATTTCAGGCGCAGTACCTTTATAATCTTGTAAAGCAAAACTAAATGATGCAGGTGTTATTTGGCCAACAGGATAACCTTGTTTCTCTGCTGCACTGATAAGCTCTTTACGAGGATTAATACCATGTAACTTACTATTTAAATTTACTGCACCTTCAGGGTTCTTAATCATAAGCCCCATGATTTTATCTGAAGCTTTATGCGCTGAACCTAATGAACTGCCTTCTTTAGCATTCCATTGTAGAAGTAATTCATTAATAATATTATCAGGATCAGTTATTTTACCACCTTCAGCATAGTATCCACCTTTATAGAAACCTACAGGATTAATCTCTGGTATAATTGGAGATGATTTGAAACCAGGGGTAACTGAAGCTAAAGAAGAAACAGGAGCAGGAGCAAATGCTGCTTCAGGAATATTAACTACTGGAGTAGGGTAAGGTGGCACCACAGGTTGAATAATATCTGGTCTCTTAGGAGTAACACCTTGAATACGTTTCTCTGCTTCAATATTTATTCTGTGTCTTTCACGAGCTTCTTCAAGTTGATTAAATAAATCTTTAGGTTTAGGAGGAGGATTATTTCCATACTCACTTGTATACGGACCTTTAGGTATAGGTAAATCAAAGTAAGGTTTATACTTGCTTCCTGGATTCTCTTTTAAAACCTTACTTGCATCACTGGCAGCAATTCTTTGAATAGTATCAACATGCTTACTCGCATTAATATTTAAATTAGTTAAGTCTTGTTGCTCTTGGATATATGAATCCAATTCTTTCTGCGTAGGTGCTGGATTATTTCCATACTTATCCGTGTAAGGGCCACGAGAATAAGGTAACCTAGGATAAGGTTTATAAGAAGTAGTTGCAGAAATAACTTTTGCATGATTCTCTGCAATTCTATCAGCAAGTAATGTGCGTGTATTAGCTTCTACATTTATTTTATGTATATCTGTATTTTTTTGAGTTAGTTCATCCAGAATTCTTTGACTAGGTGCAGGATTAGTTCCGAATTGACTTGTATATGGACCTTTAGAAATTGGAAGAGAGAAATCAGGTTTATAATTAAGATTAGATACATTGAAAGCATTAGGTCGTTGTATAGGTGTTATGCCTACAACACCTTGCTTCACTGTTTGAATAAATCCTGGTGGCACATATTGTTTACTTATATCGGCAGTTGCGCCTATCTGACTTTGCTTGACTGTTTGAACAAATCCTGGTGGTACATAATGCTTACTTAAATCAGTAGTTATATGTGGAATATTTTGTTGTATTGTTTGAATGAAACCCGGTGAAACTTTAGTTTTAGGTTTCAAGAAGTTTTTACTGAAATTATTAAGATACTTAAGTATTAATTGTGAGAGATCTAATTGCCCACCTTCAGCTAAATATTTTACTAAACCTCCCGTATAACCCTGCGTAGCATCATCGATCATGCTCGTAATAATATCAGTAGCAAATGATCCTGTAGAACCTAGATTTCTTTTAGTTATTGCTATCGAATCTTTAAGTGATGTATCACCACCTTCTTCAAAATATCCACTCTTCATACTTTCTAATGTGGTTCTATATTTCTTTGTTTTATCTGCTGGCATCACATATTCATTAGGTGATAACATAGCAGGGATAGTATCTGTGCCTTTCGGGATGAAACCTCCCTCAGCGTAGTATTTCGTTACTCCACCTTTCTCATATAAATAATGTATATTTCTTCCAGGTATATCTTTATATAGATCTCCCTTGTAGGGTTGTCTTGTTATCATCCCTCCTTCCTGATAAGCTGCTATTAATCCTCCTGCACTCTCTGAATAATTCATTCCTGATGGTTCAGCGGGAAAATCTGGAGTTAACCCTCCACTTGTAAAGTACGGACTTATTAAACCTCCTTTACTTTCTTCTTGAACAAACCCTGGTGGAACTAATGGAGTAGGTGTTGCAGGTGGCCGAAAAGCACTTTCATAAGGTATTACTGAACCAACATACGCACTTTCAGGAATAGAAGTATTAATAGCTTTCGCAGGAGGTATAAGTTGTGCTTCCTGCTCTTTAGAAAGTGGCGTATTAGTTTTGATTATTTGGTTAATATTATTAGATGCTTGCTCAATATTAGATGTAAGTGTATTAATTACTCTACTTAATGCTGGAGCATCTTTACTTAAACTCTCTTTCAATGCATTGAATTCTGCAGCTGTACCTGTTAGAGCTTGAGGCAATGACCCAGAAAGAATTTGCTCTATTGATTTCTTTTGAGTCTCTAATTCTTTAACATTAATCTGTGTAGATGTTACTGTTTCTTTTCTTTTCTCTAATTCAGGTACAAGTTTTGCTATACCTTCTACACTAATTTTTGTTAATTTAAATAGGTCACCTAGAGTAGAAGTAGTATCGTATCCTTTCTCATTTTTACCAGTTACTATTGGTACAGTAGAAAATAATTTACTTTTATTCTCGAAATCTTCAAGTTGTTTAAGTACATCTGGTGCTTTCTCTGGATTAAGTCTTAAATTCTCAATCGGTGCAACTAAATCCCTAAAGGCATTTTTAATATCAGCACCTTCTTGTTGGGATACAATACCTGGTTCAGTGTGAAACACTGTTGAACCTGAGGAACCTATTGCAGTCCCTATTCTATTAATATTTGTTCCAGCCTCAAATGATAATTTGCCGTATTGACCAGTTAATTTAGTTAACTGGTCTTGATTATCTTTTATTACTTGAGTAGCTTTAATAATATCTGTAGTTAATTTTTGTATCCCAGTCTCAACATTAGTTATATCTAAAGCCTCTTTGCCTATACTTTTCTTTGCATCCTCAAATTTATCTATTGCAGTTTTAAATTCACTAACTTGTTTCTTTAATGTTGAACTAATATCTATCCGCTCAGGTATATTTACAGTACCTGTAATTTTATTTATGTCATCAATACCTTTAAGTATTTTAGCCTTAAGTTTATCTAATTCATCTATCCTCTCTTGACCTTTCTGTGCACGAGTCCTAACCGTTACACCACCAACTATTTCAGGTTCAAGATATTTTCCCGTCTTCTCATTAACTAATGATAAATCTTCAAATTTCTTGTAATCATCCTTAACCTGCTCAAAAAGTTTTCTTTGCTCTTTAGCTTTATTAGCTGCACTCTCAGCAAATTTGGCTTGAGCTATCGCTTGGTTATTTATAGATTGTAGTATTAATTGTTCAACAGATAATCTTAAATGTCCAGCTGCAATAATATCATTATAAGATCCACGTTGTTGCACAAAACTATTCTGTAAACCATTAGCTAATTGGTAAGCTTCTTGTAGAGTACTATTCAGTCTTTCGAGAGCAGCAGGATTAACTTCAGCTTCTTTGCCTATTGCTGCTGCTCGTTGCTTTAATGTAGCTATACGGTTAAGAGTCAATGCCGCTTCATTAGGTGATACACCCTGGTAACCAGCTGCTTGGTAATCGCCTTGTGCTGCACCTATTCTAGTCTGGAATTGATTCCTCTCGAAATCTAGTGAAGTATCTTTAGCTTTCTGTTTAGCCTCATTACTGTAATCACTAGCTTTCTTGGCAGCACTTTCGATGCCTTGAATACCTCTCTCTAAAGAACTTAATGTGAGTTTAAATACGTTACCAGTTTGATTTTCAATATCTTTAAGAAGACTCTTATGCTTAGTGAATTGCGTCTCTAAAATATTTATTACAGAAGCCGCTTGTCTAGAATATAAAGTATTCCAAGTCTTAAGATCTTTATTTATCTCACTTGTTATTATTCCTAATCTAGACTTAAATTCATCAACATCAACATCTATATTGACTTTTGTTTTCTTATCCAATTGCTCTAGAAGAGCTATATAATCTTCTTTTAATTTCCTTATTATTGCATCAACACCGAAATACCCTGCAGCGAAACCAGCAACAGCTAATCCAGTTCCACCTACAACTGTTAATGGTGCGGCAATTTTACCTCCACTTGTAGCAGCATAAGCCGCATTAGCCGCAGTCGCTCCTAATGTAGCAGTTGTTACAGCCTTGTAAGCTGTTACTATACCTCCAAGAATACTAACTAAACCTTTGATAGCTAATGACGCAATATAAAAACTTCCAACAGCTGAACCTGCTATCACAACTACATCAACTAATTGTTTAAATTTATTAGATAAACCTCCAACTAAATCAGAAACAGTAATAAAAACTTGTTGTAACTTAGTAGCAATATCTACAGTAACAACATTTTGTAAACGTGTAGTTTCTTCTTTGAAACGTTGCGCAAAAGTTTCAGATGTTATGCCCTTAGCTGATTGATAAGTAGCTTGTTGTGTACTTATATTTTTAAGAGCTTCAGCATATTCTTTACCACCATCTGTAGCTAAACCAACAGCAGCTTGCAATTTACGTATTTCAGGAAATAATGCGGCTACAGTAACACTACCTGATTCAGCAGCTTTAGCTAACTCATTGATAGCACCAGCCATACCACCTGTTACAGTGATAAAACCTTTACCATCATCAACGCCATAACTACTAAGAAACTTTTTAAATTCAGCACTAGGTTTCTCGAAAGCTAACAAGAAATTAGCTACACGAGTACCAGCTTCTTGAGGATTGAAACCTTTCAAAGTTAATAATGTTAATGCTGCACTTACTTCCTCTAAACTAACACCAAGATCACGGGCTAAAGGTCCGGTACGCCCTAAAACAGCATTAAGCCCTTCAGCTGTTACACGTCCATAATCAATAGTATTAAAGAATAATGAAGCAACATGCTCCGATTCACTTATATCTACACCGAAACCTTTAATAGCTGTAGTAAATATACCAACACTATCGTTAAGACTTGAGCCGGTGGTACGTGCGAATTCACTTATAGTTGCTAAGAATTTTTGTGTTTGCTCAGCATTCTGTGCTACCTGATTACTAAGTGTATCATAACCCGCTGATGCTACTTCAGTTATTGGTTGCCCGAATTGATCAGAAAGTTCTCTAACGGATTTCGTCCAAGCCTGTGTTGAAGCTGGTTGATCTTGAGTTATAGTGCGTATCAGTGCTATCTTCTGTCCTAATTCACTTGCAGCTCTTATACCTTCTACCATTACATTATTAAGATCACTAAATATTCTATATGTAGCTAATCTAGTAAAAATTCTTGTTTGATCAGTTAATTTTGCAAATGCTCCCGCAAATAATCCAGTACGACCAGTTGCAGTAGTTGTAACAGTAGCTAAATTTGATATATCTTTACTTGCCTCTTTAACTGGTTCACTTGCAGCTGGATCAAGAATAGCTTTACTAGCTATATTCTTTAATGCTTGACTGTATTGATTAGCAGTTATCGAACCACTAGCTAATGAATGAGTTAATTTATCAATAATCTCATTATAACGTTGTACACTAGCAAATGTGGCAGCAGATGGTAACGGTCCAAAAGTATCCCGTGCACCCTGTACTACAGTAGTATGAGCTTGTGGTAGAGCTTTAGCAAGTGCATCACTTTTAGCTCGCGCAGCTATACCTATAGCTATATTTAACTGTTCACTATTCTCGGCATTCTTACGAGCATTTGAAGCTTCTACTCCCTTCCTACCAGTTTCAGTTAATACTTGTCCCAAAACTCTATAAGCCGCAGTTAGATTTTCCAAATGTGGTGCAACAGTTTTCGTAGGATCGAAAGCTGCTGTAGCTGCTTCTAAGTGTTCAGCGGGTGTAGCTTTGAAAGATGCTGCTTGAGTAGCAACACTTAACTGTGCAGCAGCGTAACGTTTCCTAAAATTAGATACATCAGCTGGTTCAAGATCAGGAGATATTATAGGTGGTCCAGCCACACCTTCATATGTAGATTTAGCTAAACGTGCCTGTTGACCAAGTAACTGTTTACCTTCTCTTTGAGGTATAGCAAACTCTTGATTAAATGCAGTTTTTGCTGCTACTTCAAATTTAGTTGTTAAATCTGTTGCTGTTCTAATTATATCTACAAATTTTTGTAAACTTGAATTATCTAATTTTGTTCCACTCAAAGCTGATACAAAAGCTTGTTGAATCTCACCAGCTGAAGCTTTAACATTTAAAGCAGCTTGAGCAGCCTTACTTGCTATCGTATCAAACGCACTATATAATTTAGCAGCTTGCTCTGGTGGCACATTAGCTAAGACTGGTCGAGGAAGTGCCGCACTGACTTGCTCTTTATTAATTGCATATTGTGATATATTGCTTCTAGTAGCTGTAGCATTACTTATATCAAAGGCTTTTTGATTAGCTATATTAACTCTTTCCCTAGCAGTTACTACACCTTCAGTGGTTCTACGAATATTATCTAAATCATTTGGTACTGCACCCAAACCAGTATGTACTACTCTGACAGCATCTGTTAATTCTTCTAGGCTTGCCTTAGATTTTAAAGCTTCCTCACCTAATCTAGCAAACGATGTATCTTGTTTAGCTTTTAGACCTATTTCTTGTTCTCTAGTTAAACCTGTTGGTTTAGGGGCAGCACCAGCAACACCTTCAAAAATTTGTTTACCAGTGTCTGTGTATAATTTCTTAGCAGCAGTAACTTCCCTATATTTAGTGCCCTGTGATTCAGCTAAAGCTTTAGCATTTGCTTCTTTGAAAGCATTAACTTGAGCTATTAATTTTACAAACTCGAAGCGTATCGTTTCCAAACCAGCAGTTAAAGGCCCTACACTACGGCCTGATAATGCCGCTGATAGAGCCTTGTCTAAATCATGGCTTGATACATTTAATCTTTGAGCTTCTGTACTAACACGTCTTAACTGTGCAATATATCCTATCTCAAGATCTTCAGTTTTTTTCGGAGTAACTAAAGGTATAGTTGTAGGTGGACCTAATTTAGATTCTACTTTAGTCGCAATCTTTTGAGTGAATGGATCTAAACCTTCTCTCGATTCCCTAAGAAAATTCAACTGTTTAGCTGATGCACCTGCTGCTGCACTACCTATCGCGTTAAGAGCATTCTTGACTTCAAGATAAGCTCTAGCTATCCCTAAAGCTTGTGGTTCTAAATTAGCGAAATCGCCTTTACCTAATTTAATAAATAATGATTCTAACTGTTCTTTAGGTACTTCTGTTTGACGAACTGATGTAGTTAATCTTTCCCCTGCTTCTTGAACTCTCAGTATTTCACTTGCTGAAGCACCTCCTAATTTAGCTGGAGGTATAAGTGTTCGAGCAAAATTGTCTCCCTTAATTTTGGCAGCGCTAGCTAGATTCTCTGGTCCAGTTAGATGGGCTATACTATCTTGTATGTAACCTGTAGTATTGGTTAGAACAGAAGCATTTTTCTGTAATCTATTGAAAGCTGTACTGACATTCGTTAACCCTTGAGTCAACGGTCCAGCTATAGGTGCACCTGCACTTAAACTAGTTAATATAGTTTTCAGTTCTTCAGCACTTGCTCCAGATTTCCTTATAGCATCGTTAAGTGCATTGAAATCTTTAGTTATTTTGCCTTGATCAGTTGATTTCAAATCTTTAGTTGTACTGTAATCAACTGCTTTAGGAGCTACTTTACTCGCTTTCTCATTAGATTCAGCTAATTTTGTTAATTGTAATGCATATTCACGAGCCGCTTTAGCACCATCAGTAAATTTAATAACATTACCTTTAAGAGTGGCACCAAGAACTTCATTATCTTTACTGAGTTGTACAGTGGCTTTACCGGCTCCTTCAACAGAATATGTAATTAATGCTCCAAGTTTTTTACCATCACTATCGTACTTCTGAACTATACGTTCTAATGATTTTATTCCATTAGTGGCAAATTTTTCCAAAGCCTGGGCAGCTATCCCAGCTTTCTCAACTATATCATCGACATCCATGCCTAATACAGTTACATTATCATCAGCCAATGATCACATCATTTCCTTGAAAATTATTATTGAATATATCTTATTTCACTCGTCTGAAATGACTTTATTTTAGGTATTTTCTCTTTTAGATTCTCATTGAGATATCTCTTATAAGCTAATTTACCAGCTCTGAAACTAAACCACGGTGAAAGTTCGATAAGATGAATAGGTGGTTTCACATTATAGAATTCATTAATAAGATAATGCACTACATCAGTACTAAATACAAAAACAAATCTTTTACCTCCTTCATTCTTGAACTCAAATCTACCTTTTGCTTCTCCAGCTTCTGCTGTATGTCCTTGCTCGATAGCACGTTGAGCCCATTTAGAATTACTAGGAACAATTGGTATTGTTACCCTTAGAAATTGTCCTAAAGGTCTTAAAGATCCACGTGCTTCTCCAGTCCAGGTTGGTACCTTAATTATAACGGCACGAAGCCATGCACGTGCTGCTTGCCTATTCTGAGTTTCTAAAGATTCAGCTAATGCTTTAGTGAATGCTCCTTTATTAAGTTTAATATAAACAAATTTTATTTTTATTTTCATATTATTTTACTTATAATCTCGGAGTTCCCGCTATAACCTTGAATAATTGCTCGATAAGTTGATGCTCTTCATGAGAACGTACCTGATCATAAGCAAGTATTGCTGCAAGAGAATCAAGATTATTATTTTTTTCCATTACGTCCCAGTTTTCTTTGACTCCCGGCGGCTTAATTCCGAAGCGCTCGCAGGCTCTCCAGATTGAATACTTAATGGTTCGTCCGATGGGGTATAAGATTGTCCGTTGCTCCCCGACTGAGAAGCTAAAAAATCTTCACGGGCTCTTTCAAGTCTTGCTTCATCAAGACAGTTAGCTGCCATGCAAGTATTAATGATACGCATAATCTCAATATTAGAGAAACCAGAGTCCTTAAGTTCTTTCTCATAATTATTCCATGTGTCAGGATCGGAAAGACTTATTGTCTCCCATTCCAATCCCTCAGTCGCTTCAAGAGATTTCAGGATAAGATAACCCATACGTTTCGCGTTATGCTGACCAAGTTGGAATTTATATTTACTATTCTCAGTATCAGTGATTCTTTTACCACCTGGTCTTAATATTATAGGTGGTTTCGGAGCAGGACATAATTGATCGAATGGTTCTATATCCAGAACTGCCTGACACCTGAAAACTATGGGTTCTTTACCCTCCCCTCTTGGAATAACACATATCTCAACATTACTTCCCTCAATTTTCTTACCGTTGATTTTCATGGTTATCTCTTCTATTTTGTACCTGATTAGTGAATTCTCTATCTACTGTTAAATCTTTTATTAACTGCATAGTTTCTATCGGTGTGGCTTTATAAATATGATGCTCACATAAAGGTTGTATTTGATTACTATTACAAACACAACCCTTACTAAAGTAATATACAGCTATAGCTTTTGAATCACATAATATGCATTTCATAATATAACTTATTCAGTTAAAGATTTATAAATTATATCTAATAATGCAATCACACCAGCACTTAAAAATATAAAAACTACAGAAGCACTTATAATAAATTCCTTAATATGATTATAATGAACAGCACAATAAATGATACTGCCCCAAATAAGAATAGCAAGAGCAGTACCACATAAACCACCTATAATATATGAATTATTCATATTACTCATTTCATTTAAGGAGCTACGTGGTCAACTATAGCATAAATAGCATTGCAAGTTGCTTTTATACTAACTTTACCGCCCTTTAAGTCATGATCTAGAGATGTCCAACGAAATTCTGGTAGCCTAATACTTTCAGCATTTGTTCCACATGGTGGAATATTTAATACGTACATGTCAATACAATATGGTTCACATGGATCAGCACTGGTAGATACCCAATTCAGTGCTTGACCAATCTGTTTTAAAGCTTCTTCGATTGTTGGTAAACTACCTGAGAACGATCGAAGATCTTCCCATGTGAAATCCATTGTTACATCAAGTGGTACATCATCACCAGCTCTTACAAAATCAATAAAACCTCTATTTAATACTGTTACTATATTACGTTTCTCACTATATGTTAGATTCCCTTCACCTAGTTTAGCATATATACCATTACCTAATATATTGATTGCTGTACCGCTTGACACATTCTGTAATAAACCTGGATAAATAAGCATGCCACCACTTGTACTAACAACTTCATAGAATTGAAGATGACTACCGAATTGTACGTATTGCCCTGTTGTTGCAGTTCCACCTGGAATAATGCTACCATAATTACTTCTGAATGGTAATAAGGCAGATTGATTCCCAGAAACTGTACCACCACTTCCTGGTAGACTACCATCAACAATCCATAAAGTTGTATTTCTCAAATCAATAACAGCAATAACTATTCTCCTAAATTAATAATATTCTCCTTATCAAGGAGTTGTATGACTAACAATGGCATAGAGAGCATTACAAGAAGCTTTAATGCTTACTTTGCCACCTTTCAAATCGTGATCAAGTGAAGTCCAACGAAACTCTGGTAACTGAATACTTTCTGCATCAGTACCGCAAGGTGGTATATCAAGAAGCCAAACATTAACGCTATATGGTTCGCAAGGATCAGCACTCGTACTTGTCCATGCAGCAGCACCACCTATCTGTTTTAAAGTTTCTTCAATAGTGGGACTGGTTCCAGATGCAGAACGTAGGAATTCCCAAGTGAAATCCAAACTCACATCCATCGGTTCATCATCACCTACCTTCATGGTATCAATGAATCCCCTATCTCTAACATAAATAAGATTTCTTTTCTCGCTATATGTTAGATTCCCTTCTCCTAGTTTCAAATATATACCATTACCTAGTACAGCTATAGCTTCTGTATTTGTCACTGCACTCAATAGTGCAGGGTAAATAGTAATACTTGAAGTGTTACTACTAGTTTCACTATGAGACATAATCTCATAATACTGCATATGGCCACCGAACTGAATATACTGTCCAACAGCTACAATACCAGTGAAAGTCACTAGTATCGTTGATGAGGCTCCAGTAGTAAATGGTAATATTGCTGGATAACCTCCTGTATGATTAACTGATCCAGTTGCAGGGGTCGGAGTAGACCCATCAGTTATCCAAAGTGTAACTGACCTCAAATCAATAACTGCCATTTTTGTACCTCTATTATTATCAGTTTATGTAATCAGATGGATTTGTATCGATTCTAGTGAATTAATTATATTAATTAAGGTGCCGCGTGAACAATATTAGCGTAGAGAGCATTACAAGATGCTTTAACACTCACTTTACCACCCTTCAAGTCATGGTCAAGTGATGTCCATCTAAACTCAGATAATTGTATTGATTCGGCATCAGTGCCGCAAGGTGGGATGTCGAGAAGCCACATATTAACACTATACGGTTCACAAGGATCAGCACTTGTACTTACCCAATTCAATGCTTCACCAATTTGTTTTAATGCTTCCTCAATGGTAGGAGGGGCTCCAGAAGCTCCTCTAAGAAATTCCCATGTAAAATCTAATGATACGTCCATTGGTTCATCATCACCAACTTTCATGGTGTCAATGAAACCACGATCTCTAACATAAATAAGATTTCTTTTCTCACTATATGTTAGATTCCCTTCACCCAACTTACAATATATTCCGTTATGCACAACATTAATAACATCATCATCAGCAAGTGGTTGTAACAACGCTGGATAAATTGTTAATCCAGTTGAGGCACCTGAACCTGGAGTTGATGCAGTTACTTCATAGAACTGCATATGTGTGCCGAATTGAAGATAAGTTCCAACAGCAACTTTAGCTGTGAAACCATCAACAGCTATTGTAGATGAAGCAACAGTAGTAAACGGTAGTACTGCTGGATACCCAGCAACATTATTAACTGCACCAACTGTTGTACCAGTTAATGGAGTAGCATTGTCAGTTATCCATAAAGTGACTGACCTCAAATCGATAACCGCCATATTTTCACCTCTATTTAAATTTGGATGGATTTACACATTAGGTAAATTCTTTATTAAAATAGGAAGATAATTATTAGAAAATTACTTGTTTCAAAGCCATAAAGTATAAGATGCTTCGATAGATGCTCGTTTAAATTTACTATCTGGAGTTATCAATCCGAAATGTACGATATCTACCTTTCTATCTTTACTAGGATACATTTGTAAAGTTCCAAACATGCTTTGATCATCTTCAAGGCCATTACCATATTTGAAAAGACAAATATCATTATCTAAAGATGTACCTAGGATCCCAACCATTCTATCTATCGCGTATTCATCATCACCAGAGAAACAAGTTGCAAGAATATTTAGAGTCACATCAAATCTGAAAGAAGCAAACTCATAATTCTCTACCATAGGCCCATCCATACGTAATTCTGCCCAACTACTATCTCCATTATAAGAATTAAGATATATTGGGTAAGCACCATTAGTAAGAGTCTTTACATGCTCGAAAGCACTAGCTTTAATCCAACGAGGTATTGAAGGGTCGAAAGCCATTTAATCTTTCTTTTTATAGACATCATGGAATTCTACTGTTTTTACTGTACCATTCTCATAATACTCAATCTTTTTTACTTTAGAGCATAAGCCTGTGTGATACATACCACAATAGTAGCATTGCTTAATGGTTTCTGGTTGTAATGTTAATACGTCAATCATTTCATGTACTCAAAATGGGAGGTATTGTGACACTTAAATTTTCGATGAGTTTCAATTCATCAATCAAATGTATAACTTTAATACTGGTAGATAGCGTCGCAGTGAATTGTAATTGATCATTAAAAATTTGTAATATGCTACTCATATATTTCTTATTAACCTCCACTCCACCAACTAAATCAATATTATCACTAATATACTGATGGAAATTATCCCCAACATGGAATGATCCATTAAGACTCAACTCATCAACAATACCTATAATATGATGACGGTTCCTAGTATAATTTAATATTTGTATTATTGTTAATTTATCTCTTACCCATTTATCTTTATGCTCATAAGTTATACTACCTTTATACTCCGCTAAAGTTATATATAATGATTGACGATCATCAACTTCTTGTATAGTCTTTATTTCGTAACGTTGATGCTCAATAATCACGTAATCTTTAAGATGTGGCTTGAAATGCTTAGGAAAATCATATCCATCTAAAAGTATAGCTACTTCAAAAGTATCAATAACTCCAGTCAATTGCCCTAAAATTTTTGTTAAAGGGTTACGGTTCTCAAGAATTTGATCGAGGAAAATGCCTTTCTCAATATGATATTTACGACGATCCTGATTAATCGCTCCTGTCTTGATATCTGGTTGACTATCGATCTCTCTATAGAAATCCATTGGTTGACCGAAACGCTTCTTCAAAGAATATAATAGTCTTTCTATAGATAGCATTATTTATCTCTGATCAACTTCTTATTTAGGTCATGAATTATATCTTCCTTCATTCTGGTAATATTCATATCCAACTGCTGTTTAGTCATACTAGCTTCTTGAATTAATGTATCTTTAGCAAGTATCGCCGCAGCAATAATTTTAGCTGCATCGACCTCTTGGTCTTTCTTGATAAAATCTTTCCTGATTAATTCATCAGCAATTACAGTAGTCATATGCAATTGCTCTTTCTTTATTCCATCAATAACCCCCTCAGCGTATGCAGCTTTCTTAATAGCTTCAACAAGTCCAGCTTGTTGTGAATTAATAGCATCATGCATTACTTCTTGCCTTGAGTTTATGTCATCCAATTTTGTTGTTGTTTCTTTTTTTACTTCATCTAATTTTATTGTTGTATCTTTTGCCGCATTATCAATACTTTTCCTATTTCTGTTTTGAAAATATGCAACAATCATTGTTCCTAGTATTGTTGTCACAGAAGGAACTATCACTGCTAACAGTGAGTATATATTATTTATAGCACTTGCGTCATTAGGAATCATGCGACCTCTTTAGCTACGGCTATAGCTGCTAGAATACATGAGCCACTCTCTAAACCATGAGGGATACAAATATTATTTTTAATCCATTCGCCGAATTCCTTATGTATCATGACAAATAATTCTTGGGGAGTTAAATTGACACCAATTTTATTATAAAACTCTTTTAGGTCTTTAGATATTGGAGCATACCATGATCGTACTTCAGCAGTTATTAGATAAGGTGAATTAATTGTACCTAATCCTTTAACTATAAATTCTGTTTCAGCTCGTTTAATCAAGTAATCCCATATTGTAGTTAATTTATTCTCAATACTTTCAAATTTATCTTTATCTAATTTAAATGCTATACCTGTTGAAATTAATAATGTTATCACAACTAGCATAGTGTCAGCAAATATTATTTCATTAGTCATCTGCTATCCTTAACTCAGTTTCTTCCTTAATTTCATTAGTTATTTCTATAATATCTTTACTTATTTGTTTAATCTTATGTATTTTTATGTTAGGTTGAATCATTTTTATTACAGCTAAAATATGTGTTCCTGCTTTGGCTATCACCATAGGGCTCAATCTTATTTCAACAGGTATCAATCGTCCTGATCTATGTAAACCATTCAGAAGCCGACCTATTCCCATTTCACGTACTCGTGGTTGCTCCATATATTTAGAACGTTCAACAATATGTGCAAGACGAATAGCTTCAGGGATTAATATTTCCACTGGCTCCCCGATAACTTCGGATCGATGATATCCAAATAATAACTCAGCTTCTTTATTGAAGACTACTATTCTCCCATTTTCATTAACAATTAATACAGGATCAGGGAGAGATTCTAGAGTTTTTAAATAGATATCCTCTAATATCTCTGACCGTTCAGATGGACTATAATTATCATTTATTATACGTAAATCTTCCATTAGTAAAAATTATTTAATTTCTTTAGCGATATTGACAGCTAATTCCACACAAGTACCATAAAACAAATTAGCTGGCACACTAACTTTTCTAATTATTTCCTCACCAAAATCTTGATGGCATAATATAAATAATTCTAAATCATTTAAATTTTTATTTTTATTGTACCATATTTTTAATTTAGGAATTAAATCATTAAAATATTTTTTAATGTCTCCTAAAATTTCTTGACTCTTAATATTCATTATATTTTTTATTTTAATATTTTCTAAACTCCTGCCACGAAAATGATCCCAAATTTCACTTACTTGATCACTCATTCCCGCAATATTTATATTTGATAATGTGGATCCAATTTCTGTATATCTTCTCTCTTGTTGGGTACCTTCAGCATGAGATAGTTTCTTTGATATTTCGAGTATTAAGTCTAAATCATTAGTCATTTTGTATATTGTTTCATTTTGTTTATCAGTTAAGTCAAGTAATATTTTACTGTGATTACTAATGATTTTTGCATTATGTGCAAATAAATAAGCGATACAACCGAAAGCACACATTGAAACAATAATTAAAATTACAATTACAGTTATCATTTAAATCTCACATTAAAAATTTTTACACTTTTGCCGTAATATAAGGTACATAGAAGTGTTTACTTTGAACAACCACAATCACATGATAATTGGCATTGAGGGCCGCAACTGCAACTATTAGTCTTGAGGAGGGGAATAGATAAGAAAAGCACACATGAGAGTAGGATAGTTAGTAACTTCATTTCAGAACTCCTAAATTTTTTCGAGGTAAGTCATGACCATGTTTAAAGACGAGAAACGCTGTTCAACTTGTTATCAGTGGAAACATATTAGTGAGTATCGTAAGGCTTCTTCCCGTAAAGATGGACTTGATAGTCAATGTAAACAGTGCATAAAAGAAGACAATGCAAGAAAAGATAAAATTATAAAAACTATGAAATATTGTCCAACATGTATGAAAACATTACCTATTAATGTGTTTAATAAAGATAGTAATCGTTCTGATGGGTTAATGGCTGTATGTAAAAATTGTATGACTATAAATAAGAATCGTAATAGGAGTAATAGTAAAGCAAATTATCAAACTTATGATATATTATTTGCTGAACAAAAAGGTCGTTGTACTATATGTTTCAGTGATGTTTTAAATACGGATTCTAAAGATCAACGATTATGCATCGATCACGACCATGAAACAGGTGAAGTAAGAGGTCTCCTTTGTAGAAGATGTAACTTAGGTTTGGCTAATTTTAATGACAATATAGACAATCTATATGCAGCTATAGATTATTTAGATGCATATAATGAGAAAAAGAAGTCAAAATAAAGAATAAGGAAGATGAGGGATGAAAAATCCCTCATTTCCTAATTTTTTAAAATGCTAACCGCATAATAATGTACCAGCGAGCTTCTCAAAGATTGCGATTCCCATTAATAAGTCAATCGTGACGAGCGTTCCCTGGTTGATTCCCTGGTACGACATCACCACGCGCATTGATAGGTTATTATAGGTAACATTGGCACTTAGAGCGCCCATGCCCGCGCGAGGCAGGGCTAATGGCCTACTAACAAGCGCTAATGCGTTACGGTGGAACACAAAATTATAGTTACCTGCCGGTCCCACATTAACGGCAGCACTATTTGCAATGGTAGCATTTAATGGGCGATCAATACTTATCGACGTACCACTACTTTCAACATCAGTAATGGTATAAACATCGGCATTATTAGTGCCGAAAGTAACTGGTTGACCGATAACAGGAGCTACAGCCGGTGGAGTAATAGTGATATAATCAGTGTAACCGGCAGCATACCCACCACTGAAATTAACAGCACCAGGTGTATAGAGAGTGATAACAGCATCATCGACAACAGCATTACTGATTGGATTGAAAACAGTGATAGAGGTTGGCGTTGAGCCACCAACTGTTGAAACAACTTGAAGCGGTGTCATATCACCAGCTATAGTTATCCAAGTTCCAGCAGCAATAGCAGCTGAAAGACCATCTACTACAAAAGTTGATGTCCCAGCAGGATAACCAGCAACAAGATTAACAGCACCAGTAAGTACTGTACCACCCGTTGGAACGTGTGGTTGATTCTGTGCCATTAAAATATTAAGCCCGAATTTACGTCCAAGAGATGCTTCACGTAATGCTGTTCCCTGATCACCAACAAAGTGAGCATCAACAAAATTACTATTCTGAAGCATCACTGTTTCAGAGTAAGGATTAAGAATACAATGTCGATTAAAATCCGTAGGGATTTTATTAACATTTAACTGTTGACGAGCTGCAAGAAGATAATTTGCAGCATTAGATGAAGTCAATTGTCCCAATCCACCAACAGCACCACCAGTTGGCTGAAAACGAATAGCTTGACCACTTAATACTTTATCTATCATCGATGCAATAGAGATCACACCGGGTCGAAGATATTCATCAACCAAATTTTTAAATGATTGAGATTCTTCACCATCCATAATCATAAATGATGTATGAAGGTGCTGATCCAAAGGTACAGGAATATTATCAGAGATAGCATTTTGTACTGTAACAGGATCAGAGTCAACTTTACGATAAGCCGTGAATGTACGCGGCTTACGTGTATTAACTACATCACCATATTTAGCAATGACATTCTCGAAATCTCGATACACAAGATTACCAAGAACCATTGTCTCTTCAAGAATGGCCAAACCTTCATTTGCCCATAATTGAGGAATGAAAGCTGCATTATCATTAGCGAAGTACTGTTTGAGAGTACGAAAAGA